GTAGCGTATTTTGCTCCGGGTTTATTCCCAATAAAACCAGCCATTAGGTTTGCTCCATGATTGAGAGTGCAACGTCAAAAGAATTAGCAGTATCGCTTTGTACTTTTAAAACGTCTGAGGTTTCCATTACAATTTTACCAGCGAGGATGTCTAATGCCGAACCAGAAGGAACAGGTAAGTCTTTCCCGATGTATATATTATCTCCGTCAGCATTTTCTATCTTTGCATCAATCGTAATAGAACTAGTAATCGTATTAGCAATCGTGCATCCGATAACTACAGTTGTGGTTGATGAAGGTACTGTATATATAGTTAAATCAGTATTAGCCCCTGTGCTTCCTCCAGTTTCAGTTTTAAGTTTAAAAGTGTTAGCCATAATATTTCCTTAGTTAAATTATCCTAGTGCAATAATATCTCCGATTGAGGCTTCACCTTGAGGGCCAGTAGCACCTGTTGGGCCTTGTGGCCCAGTCGCTCCTGTCGCTCCTGTAGCCCCAGTTGGACCCGCTGGCCCCTGTGGACCAGTTGCTCCGGTAGCTCCGGTAGCTCCAGTTGCGCCAGTTGCACCAAGGTTTCCAGTGCGGGTAAATTGAACTCTACAAAGATCATTGTTGCTGATGGTCCCATTGGAAGCCACATAAGTAACTCCAAGACTGGAATACCCGGACTTCTGTGTTACAGACCCGCTAACCGTGAATTGATGCCAATTAGCTTGATTAGCCTCTTGAACAATTCTAATTGTTCCTTTGTGAGAAGTATTAGTAGAATCATCAAAAGCATCGGTTATTGTTTGAACATCGGTTGAGTTAGTATCAGCATCGTCAAAGTATATTAAAGTTGCACTGCCGACACTTCCGTTGTTGTACCAAAAATCTCCGGCATCATTATCAGAATCAGCAGTTGATGTATTAAATCTAAAACTAAGTCCACTATCGGCTCCGGCTTGCCCTGTGGCTCCAGTCGAACCTGTTGCACCCGTGGCTCCAGTCGCACCCGTGGCTCCAGTCGCACCCGTATCGCCTTTATCTCCAGTGCGGGTGAAACTCATTGTGACTGTGTTACCGTCTGAAAAAGAACCGCCACTTGCAACATGAGTTACTGCTACAGAACTATATCCCGTTTTACTGGTTACGGCTCCCGTGACATTGTAGATAGCAAAGATCGTTTCATCAGTTTGATCAACAACTCTTATCTGTCCGTTAATGGTACTGGTTGAATCATCCCATGTATCCAAATCTGCTTGAATATCGGTCCCGCCTTTTTCAACATCGTCTACATAGATGACTGTTACAGAACTTTTTGTCGCATGGTTGAACCAAACTTTTCCGGCTCCGCTATCACTATCCGCTGTGTCAGAATCCCACAACATATCGTATCCGGCATCAGACCCCCGGGCTCCGGTATCCCCCTTGTAGCCTGATGGGAAGAATGTAACTTCAACAGAATCACCATCAGTAAAAGTTCCGTTGGAAATCGTATGGCTAACCGCAACTTTAGAATATGTAGATGCGCTGGTTACAGACCCATTCACACTGTACTGAGCATAAACAGAAGAATCGGTTTTCTTCTTAACTATTAACGTTCCTTTATTGGTAGAAGTGCTATCATCAAAAGTATCAACATAGTTATTTATACTTACCGAGTTAGTGTCAACATCATCTATATAAACTACGGTGACTGAACTTTTTGTCGCATGGTTGAACCATATTTTTCCAGCCCCGCTATCGCTGTCTGCTGTATCAGAATCCCAGAGCATTGATATCCCCGGAGATACTGCATCCCCGGTCTGACTAAATCCGACAACCAAGTTGTCCGAAGCAGTGAAAGACCCACCACTATCTACATGAGTAACAGGAATTTGCAGCCAAGAAGAGTTATCTGTTATTCCAGAATTGATATACCCAACCCAAAAGTTTGATGGGGTTCCATCTTCATGTATATAGATGTACCCTCTTACTGCACTGTTGGAATTATCCCAAGCGGCTACCCAGTCTGAAATGTCCGGATTACCTGATTGAGCCGAAGCATTGGACACCGCTATCTGGCTTACGGATGCAAGCGTGGCATGATTAAGCCGAATATCACCTGTCCCGGGGTCTGCCATCGAGGTTGAAGAATCAAATGTCCACTTGGTTGCGGTTCCGAGTCCTAAAGAAAGATCCGTTAATGAAACGTTTTCCATTTCAGTAGCACCGGAGTTCCATCGGACCATTTTCAATGCTTCCGGATCAGCGATTGGAATTGCTGTAATTGCTGAAGATTCTTTAAACTTGAGAGCCCGGGAGATTTCTTCCGCTTGTTGTTGAGTCAGTCTTACAGACTTATCGTGCTGTTGTTCAGCAGAAGTAGATGGAAAATTGCCACCTAAAGGATAACTTGTATTCTGTAAATCAGAAAGGTTGGACTTGATAACCAGTGTTTCCCCGGATGCCGGGGTATAATCGGTTGGACTTGTACTAACCGTTAAAGTTCCTGTCGCACCATCACCACCTGTTAAGCTGTAATGTGTTCCTTCGGTCCATGACGTTTCTGCCCCGGTAGCATCGGTTTTCAGAATAACTCTGACATCTGTGTTATCCCAGAATATAAATGTGACCGGAAAAGATGTGGTGGACCCGTTTCCGGAGTAACTTACTTTATTTGTGGTTGCTGTAAGAGTCATTCTTTATTCCTTTATTAATCTACAAGGTGGACTGGGGTATCTGCTATTTTTGATGGATCAAGTCCAGAATCCCCTCCCAAGTATCCTTCATTTTCAAGTAATGCTGAAATTAACCAAGCATTAAGCTGTTTACTGACAAAAACTACATCTTCTCTGCTTTTTATTTTTGTAGTTAAAGCTTTGAAAAGTTCCTCATCATCCTGAAGTATTGCTTTAGTAATAATGCTCCCGGCTGGATCTGTAGTAAAATCCCTTAAAGTTTCACGCATCCGTTGTGCTACTATCCCCGGAACTTGAATAGCTCCCGGGCCACTACCAATGCCCGGGATTTTGCTTACCATGCTGTTTAGAACAGATCCCAATCTTGCTCCAAAAATCCCAACCATTGCTTCCAAATTTTTATCTGTTTTTTCTCCAATCAGATGATCCAATACCGCTTCTGCTCCTCTTCTTTCATCAAGCGATCTGGCAAAATCAGCGATTACATGGACCCTTTCTTGTTGCTGTTTTGTTAAAAGTTTTTCAAAAATTAATTTTAAACCTTCATTTTCATCAACCCCATCCAATATGTTAGTAAGGTTAAACCCTGATAACATTTTATGACCATGTTGATCCATTTCCCCTATTGAAGATTTTCTCCTCAAAAATTCTATAAAAGCGTGTTGCAATCCTTCTAAAGCCTCACCACTTGGATCAGCTTTATTAATTTGATTAATAATGGTACTGATTTCAGTATCAGGTTTCCGAGATTTAGATAACTGTGCAAAAACTTCCATCGGGTCTTTTTGTATAATAAGAGCCGATTTAGCAACACTGGGGTTTTGTATTCTGGATTTAAAATTCTTTAATCTTGTTTTTCTAAATTGAGCGGTGTTTCCGGTTGCTACTACATTTTCAAGTTGCTTTTTAAGATCCGGAAGCCTGTTTAATATTCTTTCGTTTTGCTGTATAAATTTTGTAGCACTTTGAACATTTACTTGGCCCCCATCTATATGAGATTGGGTAAACTTAGCCGCTATCCAATCTGCTATATATTCCTTTGCTTGATTCGGTCCTTCAAATAAAGTTTCTGCTGTCTCTCCTTTAGGAACCCGGGTTTCAACTTTGTCCAATGCAGCTTCTATCTGTTTAAAATTAACAGCAGTTATTTCCGGTCTTCCTGTTCCAATGGAAGCAGTAATTGAAATTTCAGGATCAATCCTTCCAAGGCCCGTGGTATCAACCCCAAGTATTTTTGATACAATTCCTCGATTGAATTTTTCATTGTGTAACTTGGTTGCGGCTATAGCTTTTTTAAATTTAAAAGCCGCATCTCCTTTTAATCCTTCTCCAGCATTTTCCAGTATTTTTAAAAGACCTTTTTGCAAATCATTTAAATATCTTATTTTATTTCTATCCTTATTTCCGGTAATTCCTCTTTCTTCTCTGATCAATTGAAGAATTTCACTTCTTGCATCCTGAACATCCTGAAGGGTAAGATCTTCTGCTTTAAATGTTCCCTTTTTGAACTCTAATTTTTTAGTTTTCTTGTTTTTAACAAATCTTCCAAACCGTTCTGTAACAAAAGATGGAATCCGGCTCTTATTGGCCCCATAGCGTGATTGTTGTTGTAATTCCTTTTTCCAAATTTCCATTACTGAACTTGCACTAACAAGTTCATCCATGGGAACTTCTAACCATTCCCCTCTAACAATTTTATAGCTGGCATCTTCGGCTAAGTTTAGTTCTTCAAAGAAAGCCCTTTCCGCACTCAATACATCTGTTTCCGGAATTCCCCTAACTGCATCATCGGCTTTTCTAGTTGCGGATTTAACATAAAGATCCATCATGTCATCAACAACTTGGATATGTGCTTCAAGTGATTCTCTTGTCAACTCAATATTTTGCCGTACAGATTTTCCACCCGCTAATTCTTTAAATGCTTTATGGAGAGCAGCATTAATTTCCTCAATTTTTTTAAGATCCTCCTGTCTAAGCTCCGGAAGTTTTCTTAAAATAGCGGCCCTAACACCAAAAAGACCTATATCCTTTGTCAAATCAACCGGGTCTAAAAATTCTGAAAGACCGGGAATGAGTTTTGCCAGTTCTTTTGTTTGCCCAATTTGTTCAGCCGCTATTTTTGGATCATCAGCAAATCTCTGTAATCGAGTATAATTTCTAAGCGTTGTCGTATCTGCATTTATAAAATGTGCTAATGCCCTTACATATTCTTCACCCTTACGCAAAATAAGAGAAGTTGGAGTAAATTGAGGAAGCGTTCCTCCAGCTACAGTTGTTAAAAATTGAGCGATTGGAGAATCCGGAAATTTCTCCTGACCTACATAATAACCAACTCCTGAAGTACCTCCCAAAAATGTTTCCGCAGCAAAAAATCTTGTGGGTCTTTGTCTAGCTGTTTCACCAATATTCTTGATGCTAGACATGAAAAACTTTTTAATTTTTGGAGCTTGTTCAATTGCTTCTTGGGTTATATTTTTTCCAACCGTTCTCATTGGTCCCGCAAATGTTAAAGATTCTCCGGCAAATTCCATACCATGCCTTAAAGGTGTTTCTGGTAGTTGTTTTTCCGGAACAGTTAGCCCAAGTTCTTCAGCCATTAAATTAAACCCACCGGAAGGAATTTCAAATTCCTCCATACCGGGTGGGATTTTGAGTCCTAAATTAACTGCACCCGCAAGCACATCACCGGGGAGGTCCAAGGTTTTGGCAACACCTTTAACAAATGGAGCGGTTACTAATTGATAAGGTTCAAGTTGTGTTTTCATAATAGCTTTTACATTTTCCTCAACTTCTGATTCAGGAGAAGTTAAGGTCCGGGTGTTTAAAATTGCCTCCACATCTTGCTTTACTTGTGATTTAATCGCTTTTCCCACTATTCACCCTTTACAAGTTTATCCATCTGTTTGAGTATTGCTTTTTGCTCTGTTGTAAAAATCTTTCTGCTTTTAAAATCTTTTCTTTCTTTCGGATCTGTCATAAGTTGCGGGAACATTGCCCCTCTTAACTCCATATCCGAGAAAACGTTTTGAACATAATTCTCAAAGTTTGAAAAATTTGTTCCAGTCATTCCCTTTTTCTTTGCCTGTGCAAATTTTCTTTCAGCAAACTTTTTACTGTCTTCTGGCATTGCATTAATAAATTGCTGTTTCAAATCAAAAAACTCTTCATGGTAAGGTGTTCCATCTTCTTTTGCTCCTCCCATGAAATGAAGAGTTTCCGCATCAATTATGTCCTGTTTTTTAAAGTTACCCGCTTTTCTAAATTCAATAATGTTTCTACCTTTTCCATCGTTGCCAGCGAACAATACTTCGGCAAATCCTTCTCCTTTTCCTTCCGTAACTTCAATATTATTTTCATTTCTGAACGCTTCTAACGGTTTTTGATTTTTTTTTTTTCATTTCCATTAAAACTAATTCACGCTCTTCTATTTTCTTTCCTTCAGGTGTACCAAATAACTCTTCTTCAAACATACGATTACTAAGTGTATTAAGCTCTGCATCTATTTCTTCTATAGACATTTCATCAGGCACTACTTTAAGCGTTAAATTTTTAGACGTTTTAATAGGTACTTCCTTCTTTTTTATATTTGTTTTATTTTCACTTGGGGCTCTGGGTACAACTCTTTTCCGTAAAAGTTTTAACGCTTCTGGATGTTCATTTCCCCAATTCAGAAGATCTGTTTCGGTAATACTATTAACCAAATTAGTAATTTCTTTTTGTGAAGCATTTTTAATTGATTTAACATTTTGATACTTAGATATGGGGTTAATCTCAAATTCTTTTACCCTTTTTCTAAACCTAGCAAGTGCTGATATGCTTCTTAACGTTTCTACCCTTTTGTCAAAAGGCATTTTCTTATCAATTAAAAGTGACCTTTGGAAAGTAATCTCTTCGGTCAACATTTTATCCATTTCTTTCATAGCTTCCCGCACTTCTCCGGCTGCTGTCCAAGTCGCTGGACCAGAGAATATACTTGCCAATCTTTTTTGCTCCCAAACCGGAAGTCTTGAACTTCTCTTGAAAGCGGCTATAAAATCACCTTCTAAAAGAGCCAGCTTTTGTCTTGCTTTAACAACGTCTTTAGAAATCAAACCTTCACTTATTTGACCAATAGTGCTATTCCAAATATTAATAGCCGCTGATTTCCATCCGGTAGCATCTTCAAGTTTTATGATTTTATCTAAATCTTTTTCAGCATTTTCTAATTGACTGCTGGATGGCGGTGGCTCGGCATCTGCATCTTTAATTATTTTATCCGCAATACTAATAGCAGTTACAGCTTGAGGGATTTTTATTTCTTTTCTTGCCATTGAAACCGCTTGACCCAAACTATTAGCTTTTTTATTTTTTAAAAGCTGCTCTGCTCTGACAAGCATATTAAGTGCTAAATCTCGTTTTTCCGCAGGTAAGGATGTAGTTCCGGTATCGAGATTAACCTCACCTCCCAATGTTTGAACAATAAGCTCATTCATTTTCTTGCTGTCTTTACCTTCCAGTCCCGCATCACTTAAAATTCCTAATTCTTTTTCAGTATCACTTTTTGATTTTTCTTCTATGGCACTCAGTCTGCCTTTAAGTTTTGCGGCTTCTTCTTTTTCTTCCTTAGTTAAAGGTATTGTTCCTACCGCTTGTTTGTATAATATTGCTTCTTGATCTGAAGTGAATTCCACTCCTAATTTTTTAGCCGACTTGATTTTGTTTGCTAAAAGCTCAACCGAATTTAATTTATCTTGTGGAACATTAATTTTAAGTAACCGTTCTACCTTTTCTTTAACGTCTTCATCCTCAATCGCTTCAACCCCTTCAACTACTCCTTTTGCTTCTTGTACTTTTTTATATGAATTTAATCGTGTTTCAATTTCTATAGCTTGTTTTCTTTGTGCTTCAGATAAAGGTAAACCTACCTTTTGTTTAGCTAATAACTGAACCTCTGTATCATCAACGGGGATTCCTCTTGTTTTCAAATCAGAAACATCTTTATATAATTGCTCAACCGGAGAAAGTTTTTTCTCTGTTAAACCAATCTGCTCCATAAATGCCCGTTTTTTATCTTCATCAGGAATCGTTGTCCCAAATTTTTCTTCATAAAAAGCAAATTGTGCTTGAAGCTGTTTCACTGCTTCTAACTTATCGGGTTTAGGTGTTAGACCCAAAGCTTGAACCATAGTATCATCTGCACCTTTAGCGGCTTCTGAAATTACCTTTGCCCCTTTTACTTTTAATTTGGCTTTAAGCTCGGGAGACATAGGTAAATCCCTTATTGAGGCTTCCATTTGTTTTATTTCTTCAACTTCCGCTTTTGGATGTTCTTTTTTCCATTGTTCAAAATAGATTCGTTTTAATTCAAAGTCACTTGGTTCTATCGTGACACCAAATATTTCATCTACAATAGCTTTTTGTTGTGGGTTAGGTTGACCATCTTCACCCTTTGGTAATTTACCTATTGCTTTGTTATAATCATCAAGTTTATCAATTTCAGTTCGTTCTTCCTTATCAGGCAATTTGTTTTCAATCACAAAAGCCCTAACTATAGGAGAGTCCTTTTCTGTTGGAAGAATACCTTGTTTTTGTAATTGTGGAACTGCCAACAATCGTTTTTGCACATCACTTCTTCCATTCTCTATACCTTTGACTCTTTCTTTATAAGAATTAAGTGTTTGAGAAAAATCTTTATCAAAAGTTCCATCTGGTTTATATTGAAGATCCCAAACATCAGGATCATGCAAATATCTTTTAACTTTTAAAAGATTTTTTTCAGTCTCTTCATTTAACAAGCGGTCTATTTTCCTTGTAAAAATTCTTTGCTTCCCTTGTCTTTTTAGTTCAGGCTCAATTTTTTCATCAAATAAAGATGCGTATTGTGAATCAAACCCTTGATCAAATTCAGAAAAGTTGTCTGCTATATGGTCAACATCCTTATCTGGATCTAGGCCAATATCATCAGATAAACTATAAACCCTTCCTTGATCTCTTTGATGATTTATCGCTGTTTTTTCTTTCGCAATATTTACAGCAAAGGTGTTTTTTAGTTTATGTTTTAAAGATTCATATTTATAAAGTGAATTAGGGCTTAAATTTAACTTTGAAGCCTTTCCATCATATTCTTTTAAATAATTCTCTACTTTGCCATTCAGTCCTTTAATGTTGTCTGAATCACTTAAATCCAAAGCTTCTATAGATTCATCTTTTAAAGTTGTAAGCCTAGTTCCAATTTCTTCCTCCGCTTGCAACAAAAATCTGTCATCTTCTCTTTGTTTTAGCTTGGTACTAACTGTATTAATTTGAGTACCCAAATTCATCAAACCTTCACCCATACTGGCAAGAGTTTCTGTTTCATATTCCCCAAAAACACCTTTTGGGGGAGCCGATTGACCCGGATCTGAACTGGTTCTCACTTGAGGAACATCCGTAGCATCAAAAGTTTTACTTCCTCCTCTCCGGGTTCTTGTTCTAAAATTACTTCTTGATGGTAATTTAGGATTTGCCATAAATAAACCTGTTGTTTAAACGAAAAAGTTAGAAGCCATTTGAGATCCACCCAATAGAACGGTTCCACCCGCTCTTTGGAACCCGGCTCTTCTTGCACTTGTTCCAGCCATTCTTGTTAAAGCGGCTCGATTTTGTAATCGGGTTGAAGTAACTGTCCCTTGGTTTAAAATCTTTGCCGATTGATAAGCAACTTCCCCGGCATAATCGGCCTGAACGTTTAACAAAGACCCTTTGTATGGGTTCCCACCGCTTCGCCCAAGCAAAGAGCGTTGAGTTCCCATGTCATAGGCCCGTGCCGTTAAATAATCTCGTTGAGTTTGTTCTGATTCATCTTCTTTTCTTGTGCCAAGCTGTTCATCAAGTTGCGCTTGAAATTTTGCTTGCGCTTCTGTGTTCAAACCGCTTTGTGCCTGTCCACTTGCGGAAGATAGCAACCCGGCCCCTTGAAAAGCCGTACTTACAAGTTGCCCGGTACTCATTCCGAAAAGTCCACCAGTCCCACCACCAGTTGCACCAGTAACCATAGAGCCAGCGGCAGATTCAGCCCCAACACCAGTAAAACCGCCGCCTAAAGAAGCTCCACCAGCTTTACCCGCAACCACTCCTTTACCCGTACCACTCAAAGCACCAAAATCAGTACCCCCAATAGCCCCACCAACTCCTCCCATCAACGCACCCTTGAGAGGATCACCACCTGTAGCGGCAGATACTCCCGCTCCAACCGCCGCACCCATTAATATAGGACCCCACTTAGCCATAAATTACACCGTTGAATTAATTTCTATTTCTGGAGCCAATGCCAGTAAAACAAAAGGAGCCGGGTCATCACTTTGAATTACCATCCGTGTGTCTGTTTCCCAGTCTCCTTCAAACTCAATAAATTTTTCCCCTGTAAACAAAGGGGCTACTGAATCCATAGGATCTGATATCTTTCTAAAATCCAAGTTTTGCAAATTATCTGTATCAGGTCCTATCTTTAAAGTCAGACTATCCATCACAGCTACCGTTATTCCATGAATTCTTTTCTTCTTACCAATTGCTGTTCCTACCGGGTTTCCACCTTCAATCTTTAGCGTTTTATATAAATGAGCGTATCGCAATCCTACCTGAACAACCGAAGCGGCAGAGTCAAGAGATATCGAACCACTCGACACCGTTTTATCCGACTGAATAGCTCCGTCTGCATACACCCCCACAGTTTTACCCTCAAGATGAGATAACCCCGTAATCGTTGATGTAGATCCACCGTCATAAGTCAGTATCGAATCGAGATAATAGGCATCTTCTTGGTCATGGCCTTGTTCATAATCCCTTTCAAACATTTCAACATATCTTTTGGTTGCACTGTTGATGGTTCGTTTAACAATAACCCAGACTTCATCCCTGTTTGTTGAGTCTTGCGTTTGCCCTGATCCATTTGTACCCGGTATGGATGCAACACTTTCCACCACAGCGTTACCACTCCCAAAAGACCCGCCCAATATCTGTCTTGCCCAACCAACAACATCTTCCTGTCTCCTGAAGGTCATTGTAGGAAGCTGTCCATCACCTCTAACAACAAAACATTGAGAATCAGGTTCTTCCGCAAAAGCAAGTTCAACAACATCTCCCCGGGTAATGTGTTGGGCCAGCCGGGTCATGTCAAACGCTTTGAAACCATCCGTTTCAAAAGTAAATCCAAACTCCCGAATCTTTCTTTTTGCTCTTTGCGTAAACAACACAATGTTGTCTACTCGAACAGGATCAATCGGTGCGGAACCATGGGTGGTCTGTCTTCGTACCGAAATGTCGGACGGGGTTAAAACAATCCCGTCCGACTTCGGTATCCACTCACCCCCAGAAGTCCCAATGGAAAGGGTATCCTCTCCAGCCGACAACCATCTAATAGCGTTAACATTATCGGCAGATATTTCAAAATCAATCGAATCATCATCCTGTACCGTTCCATCCCAGTTTCCAGATGTGTTTGCACTGTCCGGGGAATGATTTTCAAAATCCCCCGTGTTTGACATCCAAAACGTCTGGGGTTGATTCGTTGTATTTGCCGCTGTTAACCGTTGTTCATAAAAAGCACCAACAGCCGGATAACCTGTCGTTTCAGACCAAGATCCCAGTCTCCACCGGGTATCCGCATTGGTGCTTAAAAAATTCCTTTTAATATCTACCTTCACAGCAGTAGTTGATGTGTACTCGGTTATAATCCCCCATCCCCAATCTACCCCAGATGAAGGATTGTCGATTCGGACCAACCTACCAACGTCTGTACTTTTGAAACCATCTCCTCCATTGATCCCGGTAGTTGAAGAAGCGGTTGTGGTAACTCCCAACCCTGAAGTGGCTGAAGGAGTTAATGTTGTTGAAGTAGTGTTTACTTCGTCCCAAGGGCCGTCTTGCCAAGCAACTTCTACCAATGACCAAGTTGAGTGGCCCCTTCTTTCTAATTTGTATGTTGGGTGTAACCCGTGAAACAAGTAAAGAACATCTGCACTTTGGGGTCCACCAACATTAAATAACTGTGCTTCCGTATATGGAGTTGTTAGCTCCACCGGGGAATTATCAATTAACGAAACATCATCAATGCCGAGTGTCTTACCAGTCGAATGTAAAAACTGCACATAGAAGTTAGCCGCCGTAGCGGTAAAAGCGTATGTGTGAAAACCGACTGAAGCTTCAAAATCATCAACGATCTGGGCTCCGGTTGAAGAAGTTCCTATTCTTAATTTAACAACATCTCCCGGGCATCCATAAACCCGGAACCTTAAAATATGTTCAATTGCTGAAGAATTTGTTACTTGTTGTTCTGCATGAGCATTAGTTGTTCCATTTGAAACCAGACTCATCCGGTTATTGGTAGAATCGTGACTGATAGATGATCCCGATCCGGATTGATCTGTCCACCCAGTTATGTTTGAATCAAAAGTTCCGTTAGTTATTGAAGCTGTTATGTTCTGGGAAACTATCTGGCCTTGGTTCCTGTAGAACCGAAAAGCCTGTTCTCCCATTTCAATGATGTAGCTCTGGGTGGTTGAATATTCAAACCTTTTCAACCTTCCCTTAACAGCGGAACTTTTAAGCTCTGCTACATACCGGGTTCCCGCTCTTCTCATGGCCCCACCTTCAGCAAGTGGGATCATGTTTTCCATCGTTTCACAAGAGGAAGAATACTTGTTGAAATCCACTCTTGCGTGTAACCGGGGAGTTATTTCCCCAGTATTACTACTAATTTTTAAATCATGTAACTTGGGCATCTATCTCCACCCATATCTAGCCGTTGCCCAAGACCCTTGAGGTCTGCTTTTTGGTGTAGATCCAATTGCATCCACAGACATTGCTTTAAACAGGGATCGAGTTGCTCGACTTTCCAATCTTGTCTGAAGTGTTCCAGACTCACTTAAAGGTACTGCTAAATCTCTGCCCAAAGCAGTAGATAAAGCAGTCCTGAAAGTTGGGGTCATCAAGTTTGGATCTTGTTCAAAATAAACATAAGTTAAATAAACCTGTTCTTCGTTTGTCTCTAAAACATTTTGAGATCCAACCTGTGCTTCCCTATATTTAAAATTACCTATGCCATTATCATTGTTGTGAACATCAACAGTTCTCAACCAGTCTGATGGCAGAGCGTAAGCGTAATCATATTCATAAACTGGAGTCGTAGAAGACCGAGCCAAATTTGACCTTTTTTTGGCAAACTTCCATTCAGCAGAAGCCAGTAATTCTTTTAAGACTTCATCATAAATATCATTCACAGCATTTGCGCTTGGTGTTCCTTGAGTGAAAGAAGTTATTCTTGTCGCACCAACCATTCGCAATGCTCTGTTTGCAACATCCACTTTACTTGGCATTTAGCAAGCTACCGGAATAGGTTTATCTCCACGGGCAATGGCATGGGCCGTTTGTTTATTCTTGGTTTCAGCTATAACCATGCCCTGTTCTTTAATCTGATAAATTCTTTTCTTGTAGTCCCATTCCACTTGCCCATCACCCTTGATATATTCTGGAATAGGTTCTACCTTTTCTTCTTTCTTAGCGGGAATTGTATGTTTAAAAGTAACAATGTCAGAAATCTTTTGCACTTCCACTTCGCCCACTAATGTATCCTTAAACACAATCATAACCAGACACGTTGAATACACACGATCATCACGGATTTCAGTAAGCCTTAAAGTGTCTCCAATTAAAAAATTACCAATCAAAGACGAAAAATAATTAGGCTCCAAACAATAATTTAAAGGATGTTGATCACAGGTATAATTCCAACTACTGCCAAAAGTCCCATCTTCGCTCCGTGTTAACTTATGTGCTAATGCTCTATGGTCGCTCATAAAAACTCCATTAAAGATGAACAGTATTCAAACATTGCAAATAGAATATATGCCTTGCCTGAACAGGAAGGGTAAAACTAAAAAGTGGCCCCCATAAAGAGGGCCACTCATAAGGTTAGTCACTGTCGGTAACAGTTCCAGCAGTGACATTAGAACAATCAACAGAACCAGAAGAAACAGCATTTACAACGTGTGAGCCGTATGTACTGATAGTCCCGGTACGGATGGCAGTAGACCAAACAACAACATCAATGATGTCACCCACTGCAAGGTTAAGATCATCATCATCATTGTTGAAATATCCCGCACCATCCACAGTCGTATGTGCGTCTAAAGTGTCATATCGGTAATGGTTATAACCATTCCCACCGCCGATAAGAACCAAATTACCTGATGTATAAGCCATAATATTAAATCTCCAAGATTAAGAGGTTGCAAGAGCGGCAGTGTCATCCATGTTTCCTTCGATAACACCCGTATCATCAATCATTGCTGAACCGCCGGACATTGCATGATTAATAAACCAAGCGGCCCTGTCACCATGCCAAGTAATATCCGCACCAACACTTGATTCACCGGACATTGTTCCAGCGAGGTTGGCAGGGACATCTCCAGCGGCATATCCAACCGCATCCTGATTCCATACAAAAATCTTGGAAGTTGAAGTACCTACTCCCGGGTTGGCAGAATGAACCATCCATTTGATGCCCATCCAGTCCTTGAATCGAGGTGCGCCCATAGGAGCCCCTTTGGTATATTCCATTCCTTCCGGACCAACATATTCAGCCCTAGCAAAAGAATCTATTGACATTGCTCTTTCCCAACCAACCGGGGAGAGAACACCATACATTCGTCCGGGCTCATAAGAGTCCAGTCGAATCGTATCACCTACCATTTGAAGAAGACCATTCTTAACAGCGGCAAAAGAAGTTACAGTAATTGAAACCGCACTTTGAGATGTCGCATCAAGCGTGGTAAAAATTTGACTATCAACTTTTCGGCCCAGAGCCATTGCACCACCTCGGGCAATCGCCATGCGCTCATCAATGTTGACCTTCGCTTCATCGAGTTTATCAACCCAATCACCCGCATAAAAATCACTCAACGAACAACTGATCGCCGTGTGGGTTTGGTTCATGGGAGTGATTGTGCCGTGACGAGCTTTAGTTGTAGCAGTACCTTTTCCGATTTTCTGGAATGTAGTGCTAGAACCATTTACTCCTGATTTAAAACGAACAGAAGGTTTCATGCGTGATCCATTTAACTGGAACACATCATGGACATCACGCTCATATTGCGTGATAAAAGCATTATTTACTGAAGTGGACATTCGTCTATCTCCATAGTGAATTTAAAGAACTTTTTAATGTGCAAGTCCTCTGGAAGCCACTATTTCAGTAGACGGGAAGCCTAGAAGGGGCCGTTTATACGTCTAGTGGGGCATCGGTCATGCGGATTTTTTTACTACTTTTTGGCGGGGCCGGGAATCCGGGTAGCCACCATGCTAGGAGTCGTGTGCGGATGCACACAACTCCTAGCATTAAACTATCAACAATTTATATTATTTTCAAACGTTTTTATGCAGTCGGATATAATTTTTCCAGAAGTTCCCTTTCTCTTTGATCCCATTTTCTTGCTTCCTTATTATTACCTTTTGCATGAGCTTCATTTCTCTTGGCTCTAGCAGTATCAACCTGATCTTTCAGAGAATCCTTTTGATCGTCTGAAAGTGCTTCTCCTAAAACACCTTCACCCATTTCCCTTCCTATCTTGGCAAAAGCCATGGCAATAGCAGGATGATCCATAATGAACTTACCATCCTTGGTTTCTATCTTTTTAACATCCTCATACATATCCCCAAATACCTGTTCTCCAGCTTTGGATGCTATAATAAGGTTCTTATCATATTCATCCTTCCACTGGGATTTAAGATATTCCCGGGTTTCTTCCGCAAATTCTTCATCAGCTTTCAATCTCGCTTCAGCTTCAGAAACCTTGAATTGTTCATAAGCAGATAAAATATTCTTCGCCGCTGTCTTGGAAATATTGTTGTCCTGAAACAATTTACCCCATTCCTTCTGGGCGGCTATCGTTTCTTCCGGCAACTCTTGTCCATCTACAGCTTGTGGAAATTCATACCCATCTTCAGAATCAGGAACACCTATTGCTTTCCTAAATGCCGAGACTTCATCTTCAGAAGCGTTTTTACCCGGTAAGACCACAGCCTTGGAAACTTTTTGGCGAAAATCCACATTAGCTTGAACCAAAGCATCCGGGGTAGTGAATCTTTCAGCGTGTTTCCGTAGCTTTTCATCCTGAATCAATTCCCTCCAGTTAGTTGATTCTTCTTTACTTTCTTCAGTCTCTTCTGTTGTGCTTTCTTCCTCAACAGCCAGAGTTTCTTCTGTTGCAGTTTCTTCCATCACTTCTTCGCTCATAAATCACCTTTCTTGTTGGTTTTCTGGGGTTGTGATTTCGGTTCAAAATGCGTTGCCGAAATCAATTTGATACATATATTCCTCTCCCCTTTTGAAAAACCTTCCCTGTAAGAATCTACCTTTCCATTCTTATCCGTGAATACCTTGTTCTCAAAGAAATGACCCCAAGACAATATTTCATTAAATACCCTTTGCCCTGCTTCCGATCCAAAAAACACTTGCCTGAAATCCTGATACTTCTGGTTGGGATCAACAACTCTCTTGGAAAGAAAGCTAGTCAACATTTCATTAAATAAAGTATCAGGGTCAACCTTCGGTTTTCTAGTAGCCATTACTTATAGGGCTTTGGCTTACTGGGTTTTTTCACGGGTTTTCTTGGAGGTCTTCCACCGCCATACGGTTTTCCTTTTGGCATATTATTCTCCTAAAAGTTAATGGTCATTCTCAATAAGATTAAAAATCAGTTTAAAACTTTTTTAAATTTTTTTTTCGTACATCTCAAAGCCTGAGTTAAATACTTTTCCTAACTTCAACACCCTTTTGCTCCCGTCCCACCGTTGTCAAGAACTTTTTTTATCTGCATTTGAGAACGTGAAAGGCCGGAAACCCGCTTCAATACTGGGCGAAACGATCATTCTCAAAAAGCCATTTTGTATAATAGTCATGTAAGTTAAAAATTTATTCATTTTAAATAAGGGGAAACATTATGAAACCACCAATTGAGTTCATTAGAAAATGGAATAAGCGGCTAAGTGGCTTAGACAACCCAATGTATGAGTTACATATTAATGGAACAATGGTCAGAAAGTATAGAGTCACTCGCTCTCCCGGTAGGCGGGAACTTGTAGCCTACAAAGACTATGGTGAGAAAGTAAGTAAAGTTAAAGTCATAAAGGATATGTTTCAACAAAACTCATACTTTTACGAGTAACCATTTTCTTATCGGAGCGGTCTAACAAGGCCGCTCCGAAATTAATCACCTTTCATAAATAAGGGGAAACAAAATGCACAAAACAATTAAAATCGACTACACAAAAATGAGAAAGAACAAAATTACCAACCACGGGAAGATCACCATCTGCCCGAAGTGCGGTAAGAAGGGAGCCTTTGTACGGCGTTTAAACCGTGATGAATATACTCACCACTCCAAGTTAGTACAGTTCGCCGGAATGAAATGGTTATCCACTGATAGTGGTGATTACTGCTCCATCAAAGATTAACCTTCAGCCGCTTGAGGTGAGTTCCCACCAGCGGAACTCACCTTATTGGCGGCTCCCGCTAACTGCTCTGCAACTCCGGCCCCTTGCTGTAACATCTCCGCTTGTTGTTGCTGTTGCATGGCGGCGGCACGTTGCTCTCTTAATGCCTCAACCGCTTGCCTTCCATTCAGGATTTCATGCGGAATACCAGCGGCATCATGGGCGAACCTTCCAAGCTCATCAATGTTAACCAGATCAGCCGCTTCCGGTTTAACATTACTCAACTCCAGCATCTCCATAGCCCATTGTTTAGCAGCGGCGGCTTCAATCTGTTTCCGGATCTTGGTAACTGGCATCTCGAACTCGAAGTTGATCCGTGTTCCAGCCAAGCCTTCCGGCACAGGCAAGAAAGCCCCGGCCCGTAACAATAAATTAAAAGTTCTCTCTGCTATCGGGCGGTTATAATCAGATTCAAATCTTCCAAACACCGGACCCACTTCCCTGATGAACTCATCCTTTCTTTGGATAATCTCCGTTGCTGTCATCTGTGGACCATTCATCGGAAGGTTCAGGATATTCTTAAAGAAAGCGTTCAACACTTGGTTCCGGGTGTCCATCTGCATCTCCCGGGTAACAGGGAGATTGGCTCCACTGATCAATGGGAAGAAAGGATTCCCACCCATCTGGGAAGCAGTCTCAACATCGTAATAACTCAAACCCCCGGGGAAAGTATTGACCTCTGACATCACCCCATCATTCGGAGCCATCATTGGAGGATCAGCTACCCGCTGTCCGGCAACCAGTATGGTTTCACCCATGGCTTGCAATGTATTCACATCAGGAAGACTGATCATCCCGGGTGATCTACCATAATCTTCCCCGGAACTTGTATCCCATCTCGGAGCCACAACCGGAAGTTCCATGAACCCGTCTTCAGAGATCAGGTGCTTGGTTGCTACTTCAATCCATAGATGCTCAAAAGGCATATTCTTAGCAAGCAAAGGTTCTTCAAACACTCCACCTTCCCGCTTGGCAATGACCTGTAACACCTCGATCTTATCATCCATCTTACCCATCTCGATAAGCTCTTGAACCCTCTTACTCAATTTCCCCTTGCCAAACATCTCCACCAACTGCCACACCATCAACCTTCGGCTTCTATACAATGCCGCCGGGTTTCCTTCATCGTCATACATCACAACAGCATCTTTAAGATGAACACTCTGGAAAATCAAATTAGTTTTTGAATTAGATAATCCGGAATAAAGAATCCCGGTTCCAAAAACAACCAGATCCATGTCACACTCACCAGTCGCTTGCCTGAATCTTGCTTTTGGATTTTTCAAAGCCCGGTTAAATCGTTCCGTGGTATCAGCTAACCAGAAAGCGTTTTCATCATCCCGCTCAAGGTTATGATCCTCCGCACGGATACGGGCGAAGATTTGCCCCTCCGGTCTGATCATTGATCCCACCGTATTGGCTAGACTTCTTGCCGCTTGAATTCCGGTTCCATCAAAGATGTCATCCGTCCGGCTATCCCCATCCTCGGTATTGGTTACAAAACCCTGACGGCGGGTCAACAACACCCGGGACAAATCGTCCCAAAGTTGTTCAAACTGGCCTCTCCGATTTCTTAATAGAGACTTTCTTCTTATGTGTTTTTCTACTCTACTTAATTCAGCCATTCCCTAGATCTCCTTATCCCAGTGTATTTTCCCCGGCTCCACCACCGAGAGTAGGTCTTAACACATTAGCCTGTCGAGTAACACCCTTTGGACCTGTCAATTTGGTCTTTGCTCTTTTCTTTTTCTTTATAGATGGTTCTTGAGATAGTTCTTGCCTAACTTCTTTCTTAGCTTCCACAACTTTAGGCTCCACGGCTTTCTTCACAGGTGGAGGTGGGGCTATAATCACTGGCATTGGTGGTGGTTTTGGTTTTGAAAAAAATTTACCCATTTAATTTCTCCCTTAAATTGAAACGTATAAAACAGGACCGTCTTCTTTCATCCCGCCCTTTTTCATCAAGTTAATAAATAGTTGCTGGTTCTTTTCATCCAGCCCCGCTGTCGCTGTCGTAAAGACATGGGAACAATTGTAACTCTTAGCCCATATCAACACGGCTTGTAATAATCTTCTTCCGGCATCAGAGCCCCGGGCCATTGGTGAAACCCAGAACTTGTTCACATAACAGAAAGGCTTTTCATGGAATTCCAGACTGTAAGCCAGCATGGTTCCACCAACAATAGACCCCTCATACTCGGCAACGATAATATCCGCTACCGGGTGATCCAAATGAGTTTTAAAAAATGCCCTCGATGCCTTGGCACAAAACTTAACATTGTAACTACTCTCATCATTACTCCGATCAGCGAAATAAAGCAACTCGTTCAAGTCTTCCGCTACCGCTTTCCTTATATTTACTTTTTTTATCCGTGCCATTTATGAGGATTGTATCTATGGTTCTGTGACATCGGTTTCTTCAACTTCCTGTTCCTGTCAAAGATAAACCGCATCTGGGCTTCTTCCCTGCCCTTGAAGTAAGTCCTCAAGGTATCCTCTGTCCATCCGTTCAGCTTATCCTCTTCTGTCAATTCAACCCTGTCTTTTTTCATCGCCATTTGTGTGGGTTGTACTTATTATTAGATTTGGGAGGAGCGGAGAATTTAACTCCACTCTGCTTTCTCCCCTCCAGTAGAGCGTAAACACAACTATCGCCCTTATCAGGACTACGGCCCAGTCTTTTCTTTAAATCCCCAAACCCGTCCTTAGTGTGACTGCTTTTTCCTTCCACCTGAATACCCGCATTAGTCAACTTCCAACGGGGAGCGCAAAGATCCGCTTTCAATTCCCTGTCCGGCGGCAACATTAAACCCGAACCGTAAGCCGGATCTAATGCTTCCCTCATCTTCCACCACATCTCGGACCGCTTGTTAAAAAACCCAAGTGATCCACTGGCATCCCTGCCATGACTCTGCTTTCTTCCATCCACGGCAATTGCGTTCAAACCGTTTGTCTTCAAGTGATCATAGGGTGAAGTACCCGCTCCACCTATCACATCTATAAATATCGGAGCCCCATCCTTCACTGTACTCGTACACAATGCCGCAATAATAGGCCCGTCAATCGTTGTTTCACCCTTCTTAACAATCGGTCTTCCTATCCAGTTCCCATACCTCGGTGTAAGTATGGTCTTATCCTTACCACCCCTTGCCGGATCAACACCCAACGCATCCATCTTTGAACCATTAGGTCTTTCTTCCAGCCAGCGTTCCATGGCTTCTTCCACCCACATGGTTGGTATAACTTGCCACGGATCATCTTCCATCCCCGCCGAGAAATCACCCAACAACATCTGGGAACGAAGAGGTTCCGGCAATGCCTGAAGTGTTGCCTTATAGCCGCTTACCATCAGGAAGGGATTGTCTTCTACACTCGATGGTATGAATGTACGGCTTTTGGGAATTACTTCTTTTCCTTTAACTTTAACCGGGTCCGGTCCATCAACCTCGATGTCGTTACCCTCTTCATCTGATACAAACCACCGCAACTCTCCCGGCAATGCCGGACGAGGATGTTCCTTATCCAACCACGGAGCCCAATACTTAACCACCCATTGACCTTCCGCTGTCGTAGGCGGGTTGGTTGCCGCCACTACCCTGCACCGCTGATCCGGATCAGCGGAACGATTCCATGTAATAACGTACCTGAACTGACTTTCCAAAAACTGAGTCAATTCATCAAAACAAATCAAATCCCGGGGATCACCTTGGTAAGCCTGTTTATCTTCATCGTACTGCATACCACCAAGGCGAATACTTTTATCCCCACCCAGATTAAATCTCTTCTCTTGCCCGTTGTATCCTTCCCGGGTCTTCCTAATCCTTATAATTTCCTCGGCAATCGGTCCCAACTGCTTGGACTCCCGCCGATAAATTATTGAACGTTGATGCCGGGTTAATGCCAACCCGATCAGCAATGCGCTCTTACCGCCACCCGCCGCTCCACCGAACAACATTATGTCGGCTCTACTTTCATAGGCCATTTGTTGTGGTGTAGCAACTTCAGGGTTCTCGATGTCAATCAAAGGCCGCCAAGGATTTTCCTTAACATCTTCAACCAACAACTTGTCAATTTCTTCTTTCTGTTCCTTTGGAAGCGAGTCATACTTCGCAACCAATTCAGCCAAGCTTGGCTTCATAGGCTTTCAAACTTTCAGTTGGTCACATCTATTGAAGGCTTATCCAATATAGTAGTTCCCATTTTTGCGGCAGTAGCAAGATGGGCTAATCTCTGTTTCAATTCAGTTTCATTCATCTTGCCTGTTGTCACACCTTTAACTTCCAGTCGTTGCGTGTCCACCCAACCCGCTTGGGACTTCAACCAAAATATTTGTGCAGTAACATTGCCTTCCATTGCTTTTTGGAACAAAGCTTTTGAAACTTCAGCGTTAGCTTTCGTTTTTCCAGTGTCCAACTCTTCCATAAAAAATTTACGGAGAGTATTCACCCCACACCCAATAATCTTTGCCTGAATGGTGTGTGGAACCCCAGTGGCAGTCATCAACATGACCCTTTCCTTATCTTCTTCCTTGTACTCGTATTTTATGACCGTACCCTTCGGCCTTCCCCGTCCTCTCTTTAAGGGGTTGGAAGCTGTGACTTCGGAGGCGGGAACTAAATTGGTAGGTAATTTTTGATCATCCATATTCATATATTATATACCATAATATTATTTATTTAAAAATATCATAAATTGAAATAATTTTTTGAAAAAAATTTGGGTAGCCCTTTTAAAACAAGGGGGGTATCTCTTTTACACCGGGGTAAACCTAATAAAATTTGGAAAAAATACCTGTAGCACGAAGCCAAAGCTTCGGCGGGGCCGCAAACTTGGGGGGTGGGGGGTCCGGAATTGAAAAAATAAGGAAATGAAAAGAGATTTTCAGATATGAGTTTAAACTACAAATTTATTTCCCCGGGCTCGAGCCCATAAAAGCTTTCAAGCCCTTATCTTATAAGGTTCGTTACATAATATCCAATTATGTAACCCCGGATTCTCGATTGAATCAGGGAATTCTGGCCTATAAGAGCGCATATTTCCCGATTAATCGAGCCCGGGATATTTGAGCCCGGAAAAAGGTTTTTAAGGTTTAAACTCAATTCCAGAAAGAGACAATGTGCATCCCTGTATCTATTTTATAGCATTTCCTGATTTTCATATATTCATTTAAAAGGCCCATTTCCTGTTTTGTATTTTCCCCGGGAAATATTCCAATTCCTAAATAAATCCAAAAAAGGCCAAAATATTTTTTTTGCAAAATGTGCTTTTTTTCCTTTTGGGTATTGACAATTATAATATATTCCATTATATTCTAATATATGAATAATTATTTTTTTATAAACAAGGGGAAACAAAATGAAATTAAAAGGTAAATTTTCAATTCCGGAACCTGAAATAAAAAAATGTAACGTTTCAAGATTAACAGAATTAACAGAGATTGCTTTCGATCATTTCAACGTTGAATTGTTTGGAGGAAAATTGAAAAGGCCCGCAATCACTATTCAAGCCGATGCCGGAACATACGGTTGGGTTTCTGTTTTACCAGTTTGGGTTAACGGTGAAAAGCAAAATGCAAAAAGAGAATTAAACTTGACTGCAAATTATTTAAAGAGAAACCGTTTTGAAAGATGGGCCACGTTGTTGCATGAAATGGTTCATCTTAAAAACTTACAAAATGGAATTTTAGATGTAACCCCATCCAATGGTTATCACCAGAAAAAAACGTTTGGGAAAGAATGTGAAAAAATCGGGCTCGATAATTGGGAAAGAAAAGACGGTTGGTCCGGAACTGCAATCGCACCTTTTGGAAAATCACATTTTGCCTTGCAAGCTTTAGCCGAAAAGGTAAGCGAATCAGAATTTGAATTTCAACGTGGAAATTTTATTCCTGATCCCGAAGATATACCAAAAACCCCAACCGGAAAAATGGCCCCTAATTCTGGCAAAAAAGGCCGGGGTTCCGGAAATGGTAGCAAGATGAAAAAATGGTCCTGTGGCTGCACTAATGTAAGGGTTGCGGTTTCTAGCTTCAATGCAACCTGTAACAACTGTGGAAATGATTTTATCCCGGCTTAAAACTTTAACAAGGTTGCCGGGGTTAACCCGGCAATCTGATTAAGGTTTTAATGGTAGTTTTTTTTAACTTAACAAGGGGAAATAATATGAAGCTTAAAACAGAAAAACAAATATTAATGGATTACATGGAAACAGTTTTAAAGGAACATAATATTGAATGTGTAGAAGGTGCAACATGGTTAATGGCTAAAGTTTATATAAGAAGAAAACCACTTAGTTTTATGAGTAGCGATCCATATTCCGGAATATCACGTTATAAATATTTAGTAGTACCAAACACATTAAAAAGGTTTCAAGAATGGCTGCCAAAAACATTAAAGATTTATTCCGAAGAACTTTCCAACAAAGATAACTGGCCTAAAGAATAGTTTAAACTCAACTTTAACTTAACAAGGGGAAATGAAATGAAATATTACGTTTCTATGACTGATAAATTTATGAGCGGTTGGGGGTATGCAAAAGATAAAATTAATAAATTTATTATTGAATGTGAAAATTTTGAACAAGCCGAAACGATAGAACGCAATGCTCGATCAAGATCTGAAATGAAATATATAAATATTTGCTGCAACAAGCCAAGAAACAAGCGGGGGTATCTTTTAAGTTTTAGAACTTATGAGGAAATGGGTGCAATCTGGAAAAAATAAAATTTTAGTTTAAACTCAACTTTAACTTAACAAGGGGAAATGAAATGAAGCCATTAATCGAAACAGTAAAAAACCCGAGCGGGTTTGATTCATTATCTAATTACATGGGCTCAACTGATTTTAAGGATCTTTATGGGTTCCTAACACAAACCCGGGATTGTAACGTAGTTACTCGATCCAATTTTATATCAGGTTTGGAAATGTTAGGCGGCGAATCTGAAAACGTTCAGGTTCATAGGTTTGGACATTGGGGCTGTGGGTGGTGGGAAATTATAGCGGTTAAAAAAGGAACAAAGGAATTTAAAGAAGCCGAAAAAATAGAAAAAGATTTAATGGATTATCCGGTAGTTAATGAGGAACATTTATCAGAATTGGAATTTAATGAAGCTTATGAGTATTGGGGAAATGCTTCTATTTCTGAAAGAGTTGAAATGTGCCAAGAACATAGGGTTTCTATTTTCAAGGCCCGACATAATGAAATGCCAGAAACACCAACCGGGGAATGGATAACCGGGACATTTTAATTGAAGTTTAAACTCAACTTTTAACTTAACAAGGGGAAATAATATGAAAAAGTGGATTGAGGCTCGATGTAATATTTCAAATAAATATAATCATGATTATGCCTATTTGGATGATTGGGAATATTTTAATTGGAGTTTTAGGATTTTATCCGAAAAAGAAAAACAAAATACAGAATACGATTCATATATAAATATTTTAAGAATTAAAACCAATATGAGAACGAGCAAAAAAACATTGTTTAAGGTTTTGAGGGATTATTTTGAAAGAAGTTGTTCCTGTCAGCATGATTGCTGTGGATGTTTTTTTGGTGGATTAGTCGATCTAAAAAAACCGACAAACAGAAAAAATAATGAATATATTGCGACAGTTTCTTATTCACCAAATTATTAATTGAAGTTTAAACTCAACTTTTAACTTAACAAGGGGAAATAAAATGAAGCGCAAAGAAAAAAAAGCACCGGAAAAGCAATATACATTTTTAGAAATGTTAGCTTATGCTTTTGACCATAGGGAAATTGTTACTTATGAAGACAAGGTTAAAAGGGATCAAGAAAAACAGGAACAACGGGAATGGGAAGAAAAACATTTATTTTAAATATAATATATTGTAATATTTTATTGACAGAATATAATATATATGCTTAAATGTAAAAAAACTTAAACAAGGGGAAATGAAATGGATTTAAAACAAAAAGTTGAAGAAAAGAGAAGGCTAGAATACTGGAAAAAAGAAAACGTGAAATTTTATAAATACACCAACACATTAACCCCATATCATCGAATACGGGAAGAAGCATTAAAAAAGTATGAAGAAAATGAGGACATAAATGCACATACGGAAAACTATTTACTATTAGCGGAGTTGTATGGAACAACACAAGAAGTCAAGGCCGTTAAAACCATATTGAAACATAGAAATAAAAACGGACATTTAAATTTTAAACATAATGAATGGATGTATAAAAATATTAATCCGTACTATAAGCACTTAAATAAAATAAAGTTCTTATTGCCGGGAGGTTAAAATTTTAGTTCAAACAACAAAAAAACAAGGGGAAAAATGAAATCTTTGTCAAAACTTACTGCAAAAGACAAAAAAGAAATAATGGAAAAGGTTTATCAAAAATTTAAATATAGAACTTTACATATTGAAGAAAATGTTCAAAACGTGGACCCGGTGCAAAGATGCACCCATACCGAACTAAGAAATTATATTGAGGAAAAAGGATATAATTCCAACCCAATTGATTCATATCCAATTTTTAAAGGTTATATATCAAAATGTATTAAACGATTTAAAAAAGAATTTCCAGAAACACATAAACAATATTATCTAAAAATAAGAGGTAAATTTTAAACTCAACTTTAACTTAACAAGGGGAAATAAAATGAAATTCTGCAAAATTAAATATTCTAAAAACAGTCATGGGGGAAATGAATATTATAAAGTTGTGTTAGTGGAAAAAAAATATGGAGATGTATATCGATATAAGAGTTGGAAACAAACTAAAGACGGTTTTGTTTTTACCTTTACTAAATTCGGGCGCAAAGATTATGAAACAGTAGAACAAGCTTTTAAGGCAGCGAAAATAGGGAAAAAAAACCCCTATTATTTAGGGGAAGTTGGAGTTGGGAAAAAAATATTTTCGCCGGAAGAAACAAATGATCTTTATAAATACTTATATGAATATGAAAAGCACTATCCAATAACTTCTTGCGAGTATTTTATTTAAAAAATAATGTAGTTTAAACTCAACTTTTAATCTAACAAGGGGAAATGAAATGAAAATTAAAGATATCGGAACAGAATTAATGAATAATCATAATGCGCTATTTGATACGTGTTACCAGTACGATTGCAACGTTCAAATATACGCTGATAAACATTATTACTTCAATCGAAATTCAATCAACAAAGAAGAATGTTTTTGCAGTGAATATTGTTTGAAAAAATTTGAAAAAGAAAAAGGGGAAATGAAATGAATATATTTAAATTTATTTTAGCAATCCATTTAATATTGATTTTTGGCATAGGTACAGCCATTTTAATCATTAAAGGCAAAATATAAAAAAATCCGGCCCCATGTGGAAATGAAAGCCGGATCAAAAACCGAATAGATTTTTATAAACGAGCGGAAACAAGGGGAAACTTGAAAACCGCCCATTTACTTTGAGGATTATAACATGGATTTAAAAGAATTAATAATTGACTTAATCCTTTTTGCGCTTTTGGGACTAATAATAGTCCTCGGATTATGTTTATAAAAACTTTAGTTTAAACCACAACTTAAAACAAGGGGAATAAAAATGAGAACCGTAACATTAACAGACAAACAATCCGAATGGGTTCACCGTTGTCTTGTAACGTATGCGGGTGATGCAATGAAGTACGGTGAAAAAGCGGAATGGGCTGTTAATTTATGCTATGCGTTGATGGATAAGTTTTGTGTTAAAGAATTGCGAAATGTAACTTTTAAAACTTTTGATCCGGAGGATAAACAATGAGTTCAATAGCTGCAATCGCTGGAGCCATTGGTTTTGAGTACAACGAATTAAAAGAGTATAGATATTATATAGAAGGAACATCCCGGGCTGTTTATTTAGTAGGGGATAATTATTTATGCGCCGGAAATAAAGACCCTAACAAAGATGGAGCCCTAAAAGATTTTGGCCCGTGGGTAAAACATAACGATCAATTCTGGGCTGAAAAATATAAAACTATTGTTTGGATTTCCGAATTCACAATTTGCTAAGAGGAAAATAAAAAAAATAAAATTTAGTTTAAACCACAACTTAAAACAAGGGGAAATAAAAATGGCAACAACAAAAAGAGCAAACGGAAAAATTATTTT